CATAGAATTGCCGAATGGGTTAAATTCTCCATTAAAATGTGTCGGGAGAGCAGGCGTTTTTAGAGATAATAAATTTATAAGTAATAAAGCGTACTCAAGTGATAAGACACAAATTTATCCATCACCATTTTCCACTGGCGATGAACAAATATTCGAACCTTCAGTTCTTTCCGAAAAGGATCCTAGGTTGGAAATTCCTTGTGAAAACATAATTTATAAAGGAATAAACAAATTTGCAAAAGAACAAAAACCTATTAACTTACATTATTTAAATGAATGTGTGGAGGAGCTCTCAGAAGTCTTGTTAGATGGCATTAGACGGTCAGGTCTAGTGGCAAAAATTTTAACTATTGAAGAAGTTATCAATGGTTGTAAATATTATAGTACTTCCCCTAGTCTTAATATGAGTAGCGGTGTAGGTTATCCTCATTCTTATGAATGTGGAGGTATGACTCATAAAGCTGATGCATTTTTATTTAACGTAGAAACTTGTAAATATGAATTTGCACAAAACCAAAAAGGTATGCAAATAGAAAGCGATTTAACTTCTTATTTAGATTATCTCAAACATAATGAAGGTAGAACAGCTGTCATTTATGTTGCACAAAAGAAAGATGAGGTACTTAAAATTAAGAAAATTGTAGATTGTGGCACTCGAATCTTTGAGATGGGCCCATTATATCATTTCATGGCAATGAAACAATATTATGGAGCAGCACAGGCACTTTTAACTTTTGTAAATTCAGTCATACCTTTTAAAATAGGAATAAATGCATCATCACATGAATACGCTAAATTACACAAATATCTTTTAAGAACTGGTGAATTGGGAATGAATTGTGATTATACAGGTTTTGATTCTTCCCATCCTGAAGAATTTTTAAAATGTTACCATAAAATTTATAACAAGATTTATCAGGAATTTGATCCAAATTGGAAACAGGAAGATGATGACATGCGGAGAAAATTACATGAACAAGAAAATTGCCCTTTAGTTTTAGTTGATGACTTAATTATTCAATGTCCCGGCGGTTTGATGTCAGGTGGAGAAGATACAGGTGGTAAAAATAATATTGCGGGTAATCTTAATATGAGATATGCGTGGAAAATTTTAGCAGAGCAATATTGTCCCAGTAAATTATATAAGTATGATGATTTTACAACAGATGCTACATTTGGAGATGATTTAATTAAGACTATTCATCCAGATGTGTTAACATGGTATAATCCTACTAATATTCAAAATGTTCTGTATGATATTGGTTTTGTGATAACTTCAGCTGATAAAGAAACAGAACTAATAGTCCAACCTTTAAATGAATTAACCTTTCTTAAACGTAGTTTTAACCATGTAGAAGTTAATATTAATAATTCAAAACAAAAATATTTAGTTGGTTCCTTAGAAGATAATTGTTTCCTTAAAATGTTAAATTGGTGTAAGGCTTCTAAACGTTATAAGTATCGTCGAAATCAAATGATACATTATGATCCTTCTACTATCGGTTTATCTGCACTAACGTGTCTAGCTGAAGCTTCTTTAAAAGGGAAAAATATTTTCGATAAGACTCGTCGACATTTACTCCAATGTAGCACTAGATTTTCTATGGTGTTACCTAAACTACCCACATTCGAACAAGCTTTTTATGAAACATACTTTTGTTCTACTTTTCCAAAAATTGAAACTAAACAAATTATTAATATTCCATATAGCAGTAATTTACATCCTTTATATCCCCGAGACTTTCAATTTGCAGGAAAGTCTTTCAAACATATTATGCATTGTTATGAATATACTAGAGCTAAATGTCACCAACAAGAAGAGAGGGCAGAAGATTATTATAATAACCCCACTAAATGTAAATATGTTTATTATACAGATAATCAACGATTTAGACCAGATAGATTAATGTATAAGATTATTTCAGCCGTTTTCAATGATTTTGATTTCACTTACTTTACAGCTAACCATAAATTTATAGTAGATTACGGTCACAAATACTTTGGGTTTGAAGTAGGTGATGCAATTACTAACA